CCCCGCCGTCAGCGCCGCCAGCGCCACCCCAGCCGCCAGCGCCGCCGGCCGCGATGTTGGCTTTGCCGTCAGCGCCGGCCCCGCCGTCAGCGCCGCCAGCGCCACCCCAGCCGCCAGCGCCGCCGGCCGCGATGTTGGCTTTGCCGGCACCCAGCGGGCGCGTGTTCTACGTTGACGCGTATGGGGATGTGATGATTCCCACCAAGTTCAAGGCTCCTGGCTTTGATCTTGTGGCGCCACCGGGTAGCCGGCCGAGTGGGCCGGAGTCCTGGCCGTATTCAGGCGATACGGGATATGCGCCACCCCCGCCGGCAGCACCCCCACCCCCGCCGCCAGGAACGGCGCTGACGGCGTATTACAAAGGCGGCACGTGGACCTATGGTGATAATGGGGATGGTGGTGACGGCGGTGGTTTCGTGCCGCCTGGCGTTGTTCCTGGTGGAACTGGCGGCGGGGGTGAGCCAAGTCATGCTGATTTGCTGGGAGCGTATTTCTACGGCCGGTTGATCGGCGGGATGGCGCTGAAAACCGTGACCGGGCCATTTGATGCCGCAGCGAGCGTGGCGCAGAAATTGCAGATTATGGAGTCGGCCGGCATGACGCCGGACCAAGCGCAGGCGGCTTATGCGCAGGCTTCCGCGCTGCGCAGCCAAGCGCAATACGCCACGTTGACGCTGGACGAATTGCTGTCCATGAATACCAGCGCGTTTGTTGTTTCGCGTAGCGCGGATGTAGCCAATGGGTTGATGCCGACGCTGGCAAATGCCACGACGATTCTAAAAGGCCGCGGCGAAATGGATGCGGCGGCCAGTCTGTTGCAGTTGATTCGCTCGGGTGACTTGGTTGGTGCGCTGAACTCGCTCAACCCTGACGGCAGCGTGAATGACCAGCCGATGGTGAATTTCATCACCACCGCCGTAAAGGCAATGAGCGTGATGCCGCCGGGTGAAACGGTGGACGCTACACAAGTTTTACGGCTGTATCAGAACCTTGGTCCTGCGGCACGCGCGCTTAGCCCGGAAGGGCAAACGGCGGTGCTGGCGCTGGCTATGTCCATGGGGCAATTGAAAGCCGGCACTGGCATCAGTCAGGACTTCAAAGAGCTTGTGGGCGGCAAGATGTCCATGGGTGTGGAGGATGTTATGGCCCAGGCGGGGTTGATCAACACCAAAGGTGCGGTGCGGCATGGGCAGTATGTGACGCTGGCTTCCGGTGCACTAAAAGACCAGGAACTATTCGATAGTGACCCGGTGGCATGGTTTGCCAAGGATTTTGCACCGAAATTCGGTGGTCTTGATAACAAAGACCAGACCACACTTCTGCACGGCATGTATGCCGCTTTCAACACGGCGCAGGGTTCGCGCGCCGCTGCGGATTCGGCCTATAACTTCAACATGATAATGCGGATTGTGCAGGCGGCGGAAAATCAACCGGCACTTTCCGCACTTGCTGGTGGGTTTAACACGACTCCGATAGGCAGCCGCACGGCCGCCGGCTCTGCCACCAACGCCATTCTGGTTACGGTGGGAGATTCTATTATGAATCCCTTGCAGTCTTTTTTGACCGGATACACCAAGGCGATTAATTCGGTGAACAGGGCGGCGCAGAAACATCCACTTGAAACGGACGTAACAATTGCTGGCGGGGTTGGTGCTGCTTTTTATGGTCTGTTAAAATTATGGGGACAGACGAAATTTCCATTTTCCGACAGCGCACGAGGCGCGGCTACCTGGACTGAATCCACTGCATTGGCGGGGTGGAAAAAGCTAAACGATAGCATTAAATTTGTGGAGCGTTTGGCCGGCGGTTCTAAAGATGCTGATTTTATTGGCACTGAAACGGCCAGTAAAGCCCTGGGGCCGGCATCATTAGCGGTGGCGATTGCTGCGGCTCTGCATGAAATGCAATCAAAAGATTTCAAACGTGGGTTGGATGCTTTGGCTGGCGGTGACGCCGCGGTTGTGCCGGTTTCTGACGCCCCGCTGGTACAAGCCATTGAACGGCAAACTGAGAAATTGGTGCGGGCAATCACGGGATCGGCTGCACCATCTACGATGCCGACAGGGCCGGCACAGCCGCCGGCATCGGCACAGATGCCTAATCCGGGGAGGGCGTTGCGGCCATGAGTGGGATTCTTGATGCTATTACAGCCGCCGGGCAATTGTTCGGTGGATATGGGGTTGTCACGCTCGGGCCGGTGCAGCTTACCGGCTCGATGCTGCCGGCGAGTATCAGCATCGGCGGCAGCCAGGCGCTCACCGTGCATAAATTACCCGGCGGCGCGCGCATCATTGACGCGATGGGGCAGGACGATTCCATCATCGGGTGGAACGCGTTGCTGGACACGGCTGAAGCCAGTACCACGGCGCGGTTGCTGGATAAGGTGCGGCGCAGCGGCGTTGCCATTACGCTGGCGTGGGATGTGTATTCCTACCAAGTGATCTTGAGCAAGTTCATCTGCGAGACGCGGCTGGTGCCGCCGATGAAGTATAGCATTGAACTGACGGTGAAGAATGATTCCACTTTGGTTGCCGGAATCACGCCGACATCCATGGCGCTGCAACTAGCCGGCGACCTAACGAGCGGAAACGTTCTTGGTGTGCTTTCCACCGTGAGCCAGGGGCTTGTGGGAAATACCGTAGGGGCGGCGCAGACGGCATCGGCGGCGACGGGTGCCACGACATACGGCACGGCCGCCTACAACGCCGCCGTGGGTGCTGTGGCGACCGCGCAGACGGCAATTGAAGGCGCCGTGACCTATGCGAATGGCGCGCTGGCGCCATTGGGTACGAATATTGGTGCGGTGAGCGCCGCGGCGCCGGCGGCGCTTGATGTCGTAAGTCTGGATGGACAATTCACGCAGGCCGTGACCGCGGCGGGTGATCTTGCCAACCTTTCGGCGGCGCAGGGTTATGTGGCGCGGGCCGCACAAAATTTGGGAAGGGCAAGTGCATGAGGGGTGAAATTTCATATTGGCTGCCGGGTGGGTTGCGTGTTGTTTATTCGGGTAGCCCCAAACCGCTATGGCGTTGGCTATGGATGACATTACCATCGTATTTCTACGCATGGCAGCTTTGGATTGCTGTTTTTTATATATTGGCCTCTCAAAGACTGGCAGAAAAGGTTGCGCACCATGAGCCAAAAGATAACGGTGACGGGGACGGATTGTTTTGCTCTTGCTGCCCAAAACCTGAGTGACGCCACGCAATTTTACCGCATTATGGTGGAGAATGATTTGACGGACCCGGAAATTACCGGCGCCCCCGTCACTATCATCATTCCTGACCAAGTGGCGGAATCTACCGGCGGCGTGCCTGGACAATAACCATGAAACGGAGACTGGCGCGTGAGTGGAACGGTAAATTCGCCGCGCTACCGGCTGACAATGAATGGCACGGCGCTGGATGGGGTGACGAAACTGAATGTGACACTGGCCAACACGTTCCAGATCGCCAAGTTCTCCCTCACAAAGGCGTTTGCGCAGAACGATGCGTTCCCCGCGGCGTGGTGGGCGGGGACGGCGAATAAGACTATGCTGGTGATTATTGAACTCAGCACGGACGGGCAGACCTATACGGAGGTGCTGCGCGGGAATGTGGACAGCCACCGCCTGGACCTTGTGGATAATAGCGTGAGCGTGGCGGGGCGTGACCTGGCCGCATTGTTTACCGACACTCGCACCGTGGCGACGTACCGCAACCAGACGCCCAGCGAGATTGCGCAGACATTGGCCAGCGACCACGGGCTGCAATGCGTCGTTGACGCCGCGCCCAGCACCGTGTTTGCCGGCCGCATTTATGACCAGGACCACGACAAAATTGCCAACGGGGATTTTTCCGACGCGACGAATGAATGGGATTTGCTATGCCGCCTGGGGGCGAGCATCGGGATAATTCCGTACATGCAGGCCGGCACGCTTTATTTTCAATCCCCGTTGGCCAGTCCGCCAATTTATCAGGTGACGTTCACGCGCGATGAGGCGGGCGTGGCAGCCAATGTCAACGGCATTACCTTCGAGCGTCACATGACCGCAGCGCGTGACGTGGTGGTGACGGTGCAGAGCTGGAACAGCCGGAAGAAAAAATTGTTTTCCTCAACGGTGCGCAGCACCACCAAAACGCCGAGCACGGATTCCACGCTGAAGCCTTCAAAGTTTATTTTTCGGCCGGCAAATTTGAACCAAGCGCAATGTCTGGCGTTGGCGCAGCAAAAGGCGGCGGAGATTTCCACGCATGAGCGCAATATATCCGTGCGGGCGCCCAGCATTGTGATGCTGACGCCGCAGCATGTGGTGAGCGTGGCGGGCACCGGGACGGATTATGACATGACCTATTACCCTCAGACGATTACCTATGATCTTAGTTTTGAGGGTGGTGGAACGACGAACATCATGGCGAAATTCTCATCTCCGGCCTATCTCTATGACAATGATTCTGGCGAACAGATTGGGGAAAGTGCATGAGCCTTACGGGCGCCCAACGCAACGAGGTAATTGCGCTTATCGGTCAGTATGGCGCGAACCGGCGCGGGCTGGTGTTGAGCTATCAGCCGCAGCCGCCGATGGCCAAGGTGCTTTTGCAGCCGGAGAACATTGAAACGGGCTGGTTGCCGGTGCTCTCTCCATGGGTGGGGAACGGCTGGGGGATGGTGGTGCCGCTGGCGCCGAATGACCAGGTGCTTTTGGTGTGCGAGGATGCGGACGGCGCAAATTATGCGATCAAGGGCCGGTATTATTCGGACGTGGATGTGACGCCTGGAACGCAACCCGTGGCGGGAGAGTGTTTCATGCAATCAGAATCCGGCGCGCAGCTTTACTTCAAGTCAGATGGAACCATTCAGATTGTAGCCGGAACAGTGAATATCACCGGTAATTTGCAGGTGACGGGTGAAGTGTACCGTGGCTATGGTACGGGCGACCAGGTTTCTCTTGGCGGACACAAACATACGCAGCCCAATGATACGCATGGCGACACGGAGCAGCCCACCAACGAACCAACAGCGGGGACATGATGGGAGATATTTCTCACACCTTTGGAAACGATATTGATTTAAGCGCATCGGCTGATTTGCTATATGTGGATGGTACAACGGAAGTTCAGCAACGGATTATCCGCAGGTTGCTGACTGCCGCCGGGGATTATCTGTGGCATCTTGATTATGGCGGATCGCTTGGGCAGTTTGTTGGGCAACCAGCCAACCAAAGCGCAATTGAAAATGTTATTCAAGGACAAATCTACCAAGAAGAAACCGTGGCGCAAGTTCCGCTGGCCAAGGTGAGGACGCATGTTGCCAATGATGGCACCGTGACCGCAAGTATCGTATATGTGGACGCCGCAACCGGCGCCGTGCAAACCCTCTCTTTTCCGCTTGGACAATGACATGCAGCTTTCGCTTTTGAACAAGGACCAAGTGACGGCAAACATGGCCGCCGCCGTTCAAGCCCAGGCTAGCGCGTTTGGGTTCACCATTTCTGTGGCGCCAGGCAGTATTGTTTTGGCGATCCTAGAATCTGTGGCCGGCATGTTTCTATGGCTGCAATGGTTGAACGTTTTGGTTCTGCAAACTGCCAGGTTGACCACCAGTAGCGGCGCGGATGTGGACTCATTTTGCAACGGTGATTTTGGATGCCCGCGATTGCCGGGCACCGCGGCGAGCGGGCCGGTTACGTTTGGCCGATATAGCACCACGAACATCGCTTACATTCCGGTTGGCACGAGTCTGAAAACCACGGATGGCTCGCAGAGCTTTACAGTTCTGGCGGATGCCACGAACGCCGCCTGGGTAGTGCCCAACACCACATATCCAAGCGGCGCATTCATGATTGCGGCCGGGACTGCAAACCTGACATGCACAGCGCAGAATACCATAGTGGGCACGGCAGGCAATGTGCTTGCCAACACCATTGCATTGATCTCCACCGTGATCAACGGCGTGGACACGGTGACAAACGCCGCGGCGTTTACCAATGGTGCGAACGCTGAGACCGATGCAGCCTATAAGATTCGGTTTGGTTTGTTCCTGATCGGGCTGCAAAAAAGCACTATGGCGGCGGTTGAAAGCGCGGTGCTGGCGGTGAGCCAAAATTTGACATGCGCCGTGCTCAACAACTGCCAAGCAATCGGAGGCAGTTTTGCCGCCAGTTATTTTGTGGTGGCGGTTGATGATGGCAGCGGGGCCACGCCGAGCGGCACGATCAATGCTTGCGCCGCAGCGGTGGCGGCCACGCAAGGGCTTGGTGCGATGGGATATGTGGTGCAGGCCACGCCGGTTTTCGCCACTGTCGCGTTAACAATCACATGCGCGACGGCCGCGACAAAGACGGCCACGACACCGCTCGTGCAGGCGGCGATTGCCTCCTATATCGGTGCGCTGCCGGTGGCGACGGTGCCGCCCAGCGGCGCGCCGGCGAACTCCTATCTCTCCTATGGCAAGCTGTTCTCTCTGGCGTTCGGAGCGAGCGCGAATGTGCTGGACGTGACCGCAGCAACTCTGAACGGAGGAACCGCGGATATTGGTGGCGCACCGGGGACGGTGGTTCGCCTTTCAAGCGTGACGGTGAGCTAAATGGTTCCCATACAAGATGTCATCCCAAACGGCCACATTCTGCATCGCTGCGGCGGTTGGCGTTTCAACCGGCAGGACATTGACCATGCCGATGATACGCCCGTGCTGTTGCACCGGGATGTGTTTCTCCCGTTTATGACTCATATTGATGGTCCATTATGCCCGTGCGAGCCGGTTTTTATGCGCGCACAGGATGTGGCTGGTGCTTCCCCTTACCTTGGAGCTTGCAACTGATGGCTACTGGCGATCAAAGCGATTTTGTCGGTAGGCTGCTCAGGCTGTTACCGTTTGGATGGTTTCCGGCGGTAGCGAATAATCTGCAATCGTTGCTGGCGGGGATCGCCAATGCGTTTTCCAGCATCTACGGCTCGATGAAGTTCACGCTGGCGCAGATGCGGGTTAATACCGCAAGCGGCGCGTGGCTTGACTTGGCGAGCAACGATTATTTTGGCGGCATGTTGCCGCGGTTGCAATATGAGCCAGATACGCTTTTCCGGGCGCGAATCCTCTACAATATGACGGCGCCACGTGGAACCTTTGCCGGCATGAATGGGATGCTGACACAGCTTACCGGGTATGTTCCGGTGATTGTGCAGCCAAACAACCCGGTGGTTTGTGGCGGCTTGGCCACGCCGGCAAACCCTGCGGCCGGCGGCGGCAGTTTGGCTTGCTATGATTCGGGCGCGGGTGGTGCTGGCTATATCGGATCGCTCACCATGCCAGGGCAGGTGTTCATTACCGTTGAGCGCCCCACAACGGGTTGGGGAATTTATGGCGGTTTAAATGGCTTGGCCACACCGGCAACGCCGGCCATAGGCGGCGGGTATGGCCTAGCTACGCCGGGTAATGCGAGCGCTGGCGGCGGCTTTTTATGCTTGGCCGATGAGGCTAGTTTGCCTGGATATATCACGGATTCGTTCATTTACGAACAGGTGAATAACTGGATGCCGGCGGGCTTTGTCGGTTGGACTCGAATCACTTAACGAAAGGTTTTCCATGGATCGCATTTTCTTCTATCCCGGCGAATTGTTGCAGGATACGGACCTGCTCAATATGCAAAAAAATGCCATGTTAGGCATGGGCGCCATTCTCGAAATGCTGGTCGGCCAGAATACAGTCGCTTGCGGCTTTACGTGTTCCGCGCTGGGCTCTGGCGTCGTCAGCGGATCGGCATTTGCCGTTTCAATATCGCGTGGATTTTTGACCTCTTATCAAGAAGTTGACCCCAACGCATTCGGCTCAGTTGGAGCGGATGTTTCCCGCACAATCATGAAATGTGGGATTAATCTTTCTGCCGCCAACATTGGCCTAACGAATGCCGCGCCCACCACTGCCGGACAATCTGTGAATTACCTGATTAGTTGCGCCTTCAGTGAAGTTGATGAGGCGGCGGTTGTGTTGCCTTATGTGAACGCCAGCAACCCAAGCGTTCCATGGTCTGGGCAAAGCAATAGCGGGACCGCGCAAAACACAGTTCGGCAACAACAAGTTGTCTTTACATCCACACCCGGATCGCCAGCCACAACCGGCACGCAAACGACGCCGGCGGCGCCGAGCGGGTATTTCCCACTATTTGTGGTGACGATCACCAACGGGCAGACTGCGGTTTCTGGGGGCAATATTTCGACAAGCCCGCTTGCCTTGATTATAACTAACAATTTGATTTCCAACAGTCCCGGTTTGCAGACGTTGCTGGTTTATCAGGGCAATACATCGTTTACCGTGCCACATGGCGTGTATAATTTAAAAATCACCGCCGTTGGTGGTGGCGGCGGGGGTGGATCAACCGTGGCCACGTCTTCTGGACAATATTCTGTTGGTTCTGGTGGTAATGCCGGCGCAACAGGTGTTCGCTTTCTCCAAAGCGTACTCCCTGGTACTGTAATAAGTTGGACTGTTGGCGCTGGCGGCGCCGCAGCATCTAACGGCGGCGCCACAATTGTTTATGAGAACGGCGGTGAGGTTCTTGCTGCAGGTGGCGGCGGTGCAGGCGTTACCAGCATTGCCGCCGCGCCCCCTTTCGTGACAAACCCGTTTTTTTCTGGCGTTGCGAGTGCCCTTTACGGCGCTATCAACATGCAGGGTGGTTGCGGTTCACCGGGATTAGCTATTTCAACCGGCGCCAACAATGCCTTTGGCGGCCCTGGTGGGGCGAGTTCACAGGGGGCGGGGGCCAGCGGCACGGGTGCTGGAGCTTCGGGACAAAACGGCAACAATGCCACGAGCATCGGGTCAGGTGGTGGGGGTGCTGCCGCCGCGCCAAGCCAAAGCGCTGTTTATACCGGGGGTACTGGCGCATCTGGTTGTGTGATCATCGAATACTAATCCGCGCGCCACGGTTTGGCGCATTTCAATGTGAGGTTGTTCATGGATACTGATTCAATCAGCGGCGCGTATTCCGTTGTGAAAAATGATGCTGACAAGAAAATCAGCCAGATCGCCGTGTTTTTCAAGGAGAACTGGAAGCAGGCGGTCATCGGATCGGCGGCCGGCGCGGCGCTGTGGGCGCTGCTTTATTTCGTTAAGTAATGCGCTGGCTTGGGCAGTTGTTTGCTGGGGCGGATGGCAAGGCGGATGAAATGTCCGCCTTGTGCATCGCCGGCGTGCTATCGTTCATCGCGTTAGGCGTTTATGCGGTGGTTTGGAACCACCAAGCGTTTGACCCGATGGGGTATGGCACCGGCCTCGGGGCCGCAATAGGCGCGGCGGCAGCCGGCATGGGTGTGAAGGCGAAATTTGGAGGGTAAGATGCTGGCATTTTTATTGCCTATTCTGAGTAAGGTTGGGCCGTATTTGATTGCGGCCATGCTATTTTTCTCTGCCGGTTCTTACGCCGGATATCGGTGGGAGTTGGGGGCGGCGGATGCGGCCAAGCTCGCGTTGGTGACTCAGCAGAAGAATGATGCCGCGGCGCTGGCACAAGCGAACGCCCAGGCTGCGGCGGCTATGGCGATGGCCCTTGATGCTGACAATGCGGCAGAAGCGGCGATTGCGGCGAGCGCCAAGGCGGGTGCCGCACATGACACGGCACTCACCACCGCGATTGATGCGCAGGCCACACAGCCCGGCCAGGACGGCCCTGTGGCGCCCGTGCTCGCGAAGGCGCTGGAATCTTTGGGAGGCAGCCAATGAGGCGCAGTTTGTACGTGTTGTTTGGGCTGGTTGCTCTGGCTGGGTGCGCAGGTGCGCCGCCGCCGGTAGTGGTGACAAAGATTCAAGTAGAGCGCGTGACCGTGCCGGCTGCGCTTCTGACCGTACCAGATGAACCGGCGGTGCCAGTTGGTGCGACAAAGCAAAGCCAAGTGGCGGATTATATCGTGCGTTTGAAAGGGAATGACGATGTTTGTCATGCGACTTTGGAAGCGATTTCGGCCACGCAAAAATGATGCGTGCAGAGCGTGCGACGGAACAGGTTTGATGCCGTTGCGCAAGGGTATTTTGATGGGGTGCAGCCAAATGGGTTTTGCCATCGGCGTGCGGATTTGGGCGGTGTGCGATGCCTGCGATGGCCGCGGTACGTCGCATAATCCGACTGCCGTGCGACCCGCGCCGTTTCCCACAAGAAAAAAGGAGATTTCATGAGTGATTTTGCGGCGGCGGAAGAGATCGCGCTGGGTTTGGCTAAGCCATTTGAGGGGTTCCGTGCGAATCCATATCCTGACGCGGCTACCGGCGCGGAACCGTGGACTATTGGTTACGGTTCTACGCGCGACATAAATGATATGACGGTGACGGCAACGACCGCGCCAGTCACAGAATCGCAGGCTTGCGAAATGGCGGAGCGCGATATGTATCGCGCTTTCACCGCCATTGCAAGCGCAATCAAGGTGCCTTTGACGGACCATGAGACCGGCGCGATTATGGATTTTGTATACAACGTGGGCGCCGGTAATTTCCGCAATTCCACGCTGCTGCGGCTAATAAATCTTGGGCAGTACGAGTCGGCGGCTCAGGAATTTCAGAAGTGGGGTATGGCGGCCGGCAAGGTGATGGCGGGGCTATTGCGCCGCCGCGCGGCCGAGGCGCAGACTTTCAACACAAAGGATTCCTGAATGATCGGCAGACCGGAGACGACTGACGCTGAGCTTTTGCGCACGCTTGCCGTATTGAGGGGATTCGGCGGCAAGCAGACGGTGGCGGCGAAGGCCCTGGGGATTACCGATGGCGCGATGCACTATAGGATAAAACAGGCCGAGAAGCGCGGTATTGTTCTTGGTGATGAGGTTGTTGAAGATGCCAAAATGTTGGCTAAAATTGATCCTGTAGAGCGGCACGGGCGAATCCACGCGATGCAGACGGTGGCGCGCGATGTGCCGGGGGCGGGGGTGCGGCGGTATCTTTTCACTTGCGCGCAGAACGATACGAAACTGCATGAGGCGTTCTGGCAAAATCTTCTGGCGTTTGCCGCCAATCTGAATGCAGAGATTCATGTGAGCCGGTTTGCCTATGTGAAGACCGGGCTGGGCGAGGGAAGCGACAAGGCCGGATGGACGGCGCGCAATGTTGGCGAGAAGGGAAAGCGGGACCGAACTTGGGATAGCGCGCTAGAACCGCACCTATCAGATGGACGCATACAGGTTGCGCCTGGGCTAGTATGGTGCGGGGAAATGAATATCATTCCGACTGCCGGGAAACCGCTGTCTGGATTGGACTCCTACACCGGCCAGGCCAGCGGAATTTTTCCGCATGTGAAGCTGGCCATGGACAGCATTGCCAGCCCGGCGGGTGAGCCTGCAAAGTTCAATTACACAACCGGCGCGGTGACTCAGCGCAATTATATCCAGCGCAAGGCTGGCCTTATGGCGGAGTTTCACCATTGCTATGGTGCGCTGCTAGTCGAGGTGGATGCGGCCGGAGATTGGTTCGCACGGCAGATAAACGCCAACAGCGAGGGCGAATTTTACGACCTCGATTTGTATGTGTCGGCCGGCGTTGTGACCCGTGGTCACAGGGTTGAAGCGATCACCTGGGGCGATATTCACGATGCCGAGCGGGTGGCGTGGGTGGATGAACTGGCGTTTGGGTTCGGTGGGATGCTGGATTCGCTGGGGCCGCGGTATCAGTTTTTGCATGATGTTCTTCACTTTCGCGGGCGCTCGCACCATGAGATAAAGAATCCTCATGTGATGTTTGCGCGCCATGTGCAAGGGCAGACGGATGTGGCGGCCGAGGTGGCGGCGACGTGCCGGTTCCTCGACCGGGCGCGGCGTCCGTGGTGCGAGACGGTGGTGGTTGACAGCAATCATCACCATCACCTGGCCCGGTGGCTACGCGAGCAGGATGGGCGCGAGGACGTGGTGAACGTGCGGTTCTGGCTGGCGATGAATCTGCGCATTTATGGGATTCTGGCGCGCGGTGACAAGCCTATCTATCTGGCCGAAGCGGTGCGCGAGGTGGCCGGGAATGCGGCGATCAAGGATAAGTTTCTGGCGCCAGACGAAAGCGTGGTGCTGTGCCCTGACGCCGGCGGCGGGATTGAGGCTGGGATGCACGGTGACCACGGGCCGAACGGCGCGCGTGGCAGTGCGCAGAGCCTATCAAAGCTCGGGCGTAAGGCAAACATCGGCCACGCACACTCTGCGCGCATTGTGGACGGGGTTTACCAGGGCGGGACGCATGGCGAACTGAACCCGGATTGGGTGAGCGGACCTGGCAGTTGGAGCCATAGCGAGATTGTGACCTACGCGAATGGCAAGCGGTGCATTGTGACGATGCGGAACGGGAAATGGTGCGCCCGATGAAAGTGAAAGTAAGCTACGGAGAAGTTTCAGTAAAGGGTTGCTCTCCCGCCGAAGCCAATAGCAACGAAATGCAGGCGTGGTGGAGGCCGCTGTATCATGAAATAGCTATAAGGACAGACCTGCCGCCGGCGCAACAAGCGGCGTGCTTGATGCACGAACTTTTGCACGCTATTTTTTCCTTGCATGGACTGAACAATGAGAATCTAACCGAAGAAGAGGTTTGCGGACTTTTAGATGGCCCGCTGACGGCGCTGCTCACTGATAATCCGTGTCTGGTGGGGGTGTTGTACCAAGCTGTGATTCATGGGGCGCCGGTGGTGAAGGGATAGTTTTTGCTCAACGATCTCGCGCAGCGCCGCTGTTGGACTCAGGCGACAAGCGGGCGATCAAAGTAGGTGCGGCCATCCAACTCATGGCCACCCTTATCTGATCCCCGTCCACCAACCTGCTTGAAATTGAACACGCGGCCAAGATCAGCCGACTGCCGACGCAATGACCGCGCCCAATCAAGATTCATCGGCCTAGCGTGCGCGCCACTCTCGCCACCAACAATGATCCAGTCCGGCGCCAATGTGTCGAGGATGACCGGGCCGAGCAGCGGCTCGAAGCTGCCGAAGGTAAACAAAGCCCCCAGCTCCACGCCCGCCGTCCTCAACTTGATGCGGTCACGGTCATAATCGCGCTGGTCGCCAAACGTCGCGCCAAGGGCTGAATTGGGCGGCAACCCACCTGCCTCCCGCGCCATATACACGGCATTCCCAATGCGTTTCGACAAGTAGAGCATAACGAGGTTGGGGCAATGGCGGGCCATGTCAAAAGCATCACGCCTTACCGCCGGATCAACCTCGTTATCCCAAATGTCGCCAAGGCTCAATGAAAACACAAACGCCCTTTTTCCGGCCGCACCGGCTGCCCGATCCCATTTACGGAGCTGCGCCCAGGTGCTCGCGGATGTGCGAACCCGCGCCTCGCCCGCGCCCCATCTTACCCTGCCGTAGCGCGTGTCCATAAGGTTTTCGGCATAGCAATGATCGCACGGCGGACCTACTTTGGTGCAGCCGATCCACGGATTCCATGTGTGATCCGTCCACTCAATTTTACTATTTTCGGCCAATGGGGTGCCTTTCGGGAGTTAGGTGGATTTTTTGAACCAAAGCGGCGACCGGCCAGATTTTGAAACTGGCTCGCCATCGTCGCCACATCCATCGCCACAGCAATCGGGGCACTGCCCAACGTCTGTTTCTAATTCTGGATCATCCCATTGGGGATCGTGACGCCACAACCGGCCTTCAACGCAGCGAAGATCACCCTTCATTTTCAGCCTTTCGGAGGTTAAGTGGACTCAACTAAGTCGTCATCCTGAGTCCAGTCTGCCACGTCCGGCCTTTCGGCGCGGGCATCAATCGGAATAGCGGTCACGTCGCCGCGCAGCCCGGTCACGTCGCCGCGCAGCCCGGTCACGTCGCCGCTCAGCGCGGTCACGTCGCCGCGCAGCCCGGTCACGTTGCCGCTCATCCAGGTCACGTCGCCGCGCAGCCCGGTCACGTCGCCGCTCAGCGCGGTCACGTCGCCGCGCAGCCCGGTCACGTTGCCGCGCAGCCCGGTCACGTCGCCGCGCAGCCCGGTCACGTTGCCGCTCATCCAGGTCACGTCGCCGCGCAGCCCGGTCACGTCGCCGCTCAGCGCGGTCACGTAGCCGCTCATCCAGGTCACGTCGCCGCGCAGCCCGGTCACGTAGACGCTCAGCGCGGT